GATAGTATTTTGCCGGACGAAATCCGTTCGGATACACCGCAAACGGGTACTGTACAGCCGGAAGCAGCAGTTCAAAATCCACGTCCGTCAGACCGGGGCTTTTTAAAATATTGGCTTCCCCCTCATTGATCAGTGTGACCGTTTCATTTTTGCCGTTGATTTTCATGGTGATCTTGGACGGCGTAACGGGAAATAAAATGCCATCCATATACAATCTGTATGCCACGGTCATTCCTCCTTTCCTATTAAAAATAATATATAAAAAGAGAGCCTGTTTCCAAGCTCTCTAATTACCTTATGCTACTTCCAGTCTCTTCTTTGCTCTGCTAATTGCCACATCACACACAGCATTAACATAGTCGTCAACCTTTTCATTGCGAATTTGCTCCGGCTCTAACTTTTCAAACCATTCCCTTCTGAAATTCTCAATATCCTCCGGTGACATATCATCCATTTCTTCTAACAGTTCCACTGTCATTCTCTCTACTTCTGTCATCTTACCACCCCAGCTTTCTCGCACCGCTTCATAGCTGTCATGTATCCCCAGTAAAAAGCATCTTCCTGCACGGCAACAATATATTCTTCCAGCGCATCATCAAGAACATCTCGTGCTTCTATTACTCTCTGGCTTGCCATTGGTTGATTGTCCGCCTCGCCGCTCATTAACTCAATAATTTTCTCACGTTCCTTTAATGCTGCTCTATCCATGCTAAGCCACCTCCCCGTACACTACCCGGCACTTATTCACATTGCCGTTTGCAAGTTTCAGTTCGATGACTGTCGGATAACCGTTCTCCTGCAACCATTCCACTACTTTCTGGAAAACGCTGTCCTTATACTGAACCGTAACACCGTCGTGCCCGTTCCGGCTGTATGCCGTCCTCACGACTTCATCCGTGAAGATGTCAAGCTTCTGGATGATCGCGCTCACCGCCTTGTCATGAGGTCTGCCAGATTCGGAATAGATACCGATTTCTTTGGCAATGGTCGTGCAATCCCACAGCTTTGGCGTATCAGAGATTAACGGGGCATTGACCGGATAACCAGAATCGGAATAGATTCTTACCACTTCGGCAGCTATGTACTTAGAATCCACTCCGGCATCGTGCAGGGCTTCCTTGATGTTCTTCACCATCATGTTCACGGATGGAAGTTTCTCTTTCTTGGGCTTATCCTGTTTCTTTGGAATTTCCTCACGGATAATATCTTCCATATCATGAAAGCGGTTGATGTAGCGTGCCGTGAATTCTGTTCCCTTAATACCTGTCAGTTTGTGGGCGATGAACTCGCAGCCTTTCTTGGTAATATCATAGCACGGACGTTCCTGACCTTTTGCATCCTTATATGTTGCCTCTCTGAAAAAATCAACCGGCTGAATTTTCAGCTCGTTAAGTTCTTCTACATATCCTCTTACGTCTGCCAACAAATTCTTATGCTGTTTTCCTACCATTTCTGCCACTTCTCTGCTGTCTAATGTCTGTTCAATCTGATTCATAATTTTAAATTCTCCTTGATTTTTAGGCTAGAATCTCTTATTATGAATATAGAGATTCCGTTTACGGGTTTCTTGTTTTGAGCAATCACATGCCGACCAAAGCTAGTGTGTTTGCTCTTTTTTTGTTTCTAAATCTTTTTGTACATCTTCCATTACCAAGTCCGCTACATACTGAATAAAAGATTTATCCTGCATTACAGCTTTTATCTTGGCAGCCTTATGTACACTGTCCTCTAAAACTATTGTTGCACGTTTCATTGGCTTTCTCCTTTCCGCAATTTAATTGCTTGTTTTTATGTATTATACGCAATTATGTTGTGTATGTCAATAGTGTCAACAATAAAATTGTGCAAAAACATTGAATTAAATTGCGTGTCATGATAATATAAAAAAAAGGAGTGATAACATGGCAAAAAATAAAATTCTCGCAGAAAACATAAAAAAATACAGAAAAGAAAAACACATCACTCAAAAACAGCTTGCTTCCCTTATCGGAAAAACAGAAAGCTCTGTACAAAAGTACGAAGCTGGAAAAGTAGATATACCAAATAACGTATTAGAATGTATTGCTCAAAATTTAGACTGTACTCTAATGCAATTATATGGTATGGATTCTGAATATTTTATGACTAGATTACGAGAAACCAATACCGACCCTCTATTAGTATATCTGGATTCTCTCGGCTATAAAATTATTCTTGAGGGTAATGGAAAAATATTTATTATGGTTAATGGTCAAAAAAAACCTCTTATGAAATATCAGCATGATTTATTAAAAAAACAAATCGAATCGTACAGTAGATTTATTACCGAAAGCATTTTCGATTCTACTCTCTCTGGCTAAAATACTCTATTGTACAAAAGAACCCCCCGCCTACGTTATGTAAGCGGGGGATTCTCTTCTCTTTTCTATCTTAGTTCAAAATATGATATCTGATTAAACAAATCATAATCGCTATACTTCAATGTACAATCCTGTGCCGTTAAATCATCCGGTATTTCAAACAACAAATTTCCCGTGATGTCTAAATTCGGGTTTATCGTATCTACCGTAATAAATTTATCATCAGTGGCCGTCACAATCGTAGCAACATATTCCGCACCATCGGGTCCTACCAATTTAAAATAATTAAGCAATAAGCTCTGGCTGCTCTTGGAATTATTGGAAATTGTTACATTTATTATCGCATACTTTCCGCTATCTGGTTTATATTCCAGCATTCCATTCGCCGCCGACACACTATCTGCCTCAGTTATTTCATTAACCTTAAGGACAATATTTTCGGCGATCTCACCCTCTTCTCCAAATGCAATCGCCTTCCCAGATTGTTGAGATTCTTCTGTTCCCGCTGTCTCCTGCGATTTCTGTTGATTTTCTGTAGTTGTGTCGGAAGTCTTTTTAGAAGCCAAGGCTCCTATAATCCCGCAAATAACAATAAAAGCAATAAATACCACCACAGTAATCAAACATCCATGTCCTTTTTTCTTTGGCTTTACCTGAGACGCACTCTGTTGTTGATTCAAAGGCGTTCCCGCTGTCCCAGCTCTGTGCATTTCCACATTCATCTCCTGCGTTCCATGCAAAGGGCATCCACAATTAGGGCAACTTTGTGCCTTATCGCTAACCTCTTTCCCGCATTCCGGGCAACTAATCAAACTCATAACTTTATCCTCCCTCCTGTTTATGAGTTCGATTATACTACACTGCCCGATATTTGTCATTATATTTCTCTAAGCTCCTTCCTTTACCGCTTCCATCGCCTCCAGTACGCGAGTAGTCAGTCCATCCACAATACCGTCCAGATCATTGGTATTATGCACGGTATTGCTCATACCGGACATATCCACCTTGATTTCCGCCGTCGTAAAGCGATTGATTGCCTCCTGCTCCGCAATATCACGCAGATACTTAAGGTCCTCTTCCGAAACATCCAGCGAATCCGAAATGCTCGATGTATCACCTGCTATGTTGGCGACATTCGCAGCCATATCAGATGCGGCTCCATAGCTACCTAACGCTCCGGTGTCTCCGCTGTTTCCAAGATCCTTAATACCACCAAAGAAGTCGGAAATCTTGTTCTCTACGCCCTGCCCGAAATCATATCCCTTGTTATAGGCATCACTGTAACTTGCACGATAAGCGATTGTGGGCGCTTCCCTGTCAAGTGTGATTGCATTTTCATTTTTCCCCCACGCAAGCACATTGTTCTGTAACGCATTAAGACCCGCTGTCCAATCTGTTCCGAAAATCGCATCAATAATCTTGGTGACAACCTCGCCAAGCGATAAAAACCATGAAATAATATTTCCGATCAGATTTGCAACCGCTCCGCCAAAGCTGTCAAATCCTCCATTTGTAACATTGAGCACCCATTCAACAATACCTAAAAACGGTTCGACAAAAATACTCCATATGAGCTGTATCAGCCCATTTAATAGCCCTACTCCTGTATTCACAATAAATGCTCCTGCAACGGCAACAGCTCCACAGATATAACCAGTAGCCGATACCGCCTCATCCCTTGTCTTATTTATATGTGCTACAACGGCATATAAAAGAGCGATCAATGCGATAATAACCACTATGATCCATGTCACAGGACACGCCAATAATGCTGTGTTAAATCCCGCCTGTGCTACAGTTGCCTGTGCTGTCGCTACAGCCAAAGCATATTCTGTAGAAGTTGCCAACAATTGTGCGTTTACATTCGCCAACAATGCGGTCGCCGTCTTATACGCTTGTATTTCCGCCACCAACTCAATAGCATTAGATATAGCTTGCATCACGGCATGCGCGGCGAGCACACTCGTATATGTCGTTACCAATGCTATAATTCCCAATAAAACAGGCTGTAAAACACTCCAATTCGCGGATAACCATGAAATTCCGGAATTCAATTCTTCCACCAACAACGTCAATACCGGAATTACTTGAGAAGCCACCATTCCAGTAAACTCCGTCCAATTTTCTCCTAACAGCCTAATCTGATTCGCGTATGAACTAGAAGTTCTCGCAAAATCACCTTGGGCATCCGCTGTTGCCTGCAATAGATAACTATATCGCAATGCCGTCTGCTCTGCTTGTGACATTTCTGAATAAGATTCTGTTATCCCCTGTGTCATTGCATACGCTTCCAAATTTACAACAGACATATTGATACCTAACTGTTTCAATGGCTCCGTCTCTCCACTGATTCCAGAACGTATTTTTTCAAACGCCACATCTGTGTCCAGATTATAAAACGATGCCATATCCGCTGCGAGTGCAGTTAAATTCATTGACATATCTACCACTGCGTTCCCAGCAAGACCAGACGATTTTAACATAGCCCCCATTGTTCCAGTATATTGTTTCGCTGTTACTTCATTTATTCCATAAACTTTCAATGCAGCTTGCGACCATTCGTTAATTTGCTGTGTGGCATTTCCAAACGTAACATCTACAACATTCTGCACTTCTGCCAAATCAGACGCATAATCTATAGCCTGCTTCATAGTTCCAGATACAGCTTGAAAAGACACATATGCACCAACTACCTGAGTTATTTTTCCAAGCCAATTATTTACCTGAGTTGTTCCAGCATATACTGCCTGGTTATATTCTTCCTGCGCTTGTTCAGCTTTATTTGTTCCACTCACTACATCCTGTAAACCCACCATACTATCTGCAAGCAGCTGTCGCGCCTCTTCCATCGACGATGTATCAATCGCGGTGCTGGACGCATATTCCAGCGCTTCAAAATTGCTTATCACCATATTCACCGCCGTGCAGATATTGTAGAGCGGCGCAGACATACGGTCCGACAACTCTATCGCAGTCTGAATACTTGACATCCTCTTACCTCCTACTTCTGGATTTCTTTTGCCTTGCGTTTCTCTTCCTCGACCCGAAGATCTATGGACGCAATCACAAAAGCTTTCTCATTCCGATCCAATTCAGAAAAGAATGACGGCAGCCAGTGAAACTTCTGCAAGCAATAATGCGCATATGCCGCTTCACCGTCGCCGCCATTGATTAGTTTTTTGCCTCGTCAACCTTCTCCTGCAGTGTCTCATCGATGCCGCTGTATTCCTGCACGAATGTGGCAAGCTCACCGAACTCTTCCGGGTTGTCGACCATTTCCACAATCAATGCCTCTGCGCTCATAACGCCATAGGAATCCTGCAGTTCTGCATTGTGCAGATCCGGCTCCACAACCGCGGCGCAAATCATTTTTCTCAGAAGCTCATCCGTATTAACCTTCTGCCGATACAGTCCAGGCTTGCCGGTTACCGGCACCTCAATCGTACATTCATCCCGGATTGCCGCAGATTCTTTTGTGGACAGAGGTCTGATCGTCCAGAGTAACGGATCACCGTTCTCATCACACAGTGACTTTGTGGCAGCAAACTGCGTTGTCTTTTTGGCTTTCTTATTCTGTTTCAAAAATGCTTTTAAGTTTCCCATATGTTTTTTCTCCTCATTCTCTTAATTGGCGGCAGTCTCCCGCCGCCGTTGACTTGTTACAGGTAGGACGGCTCCTTGTAGGATTCCGGGCTGGAATAATCCGCAGCATAGAAATTGATCTCCTGCTCGACAAATCCACCCTCGGCATCAAACATTGACAGCAGCACATCTCCGTCGATCACGCAGTTGTGATAAACCTTTGTACTGCGCCCCATGCAGGTAGCCGCATCATTGTTTGTTGTCTGCAATTCAAACACCGGCAGATGACCGGTATTTTTGTACTCTGTTACGATCCGGTCAAACATCTCCGAGCATTTGTAGACCGTCATTTTTGCCTGCACGACCATTCCGGTCGGCTTCCTGCCGGAAATGATCTTTCCCAGCACCGGGATCTCCTTGGTGCTGATGTTTGCCTTGCCCTCAAAATTCTTTGCGTTCAGCAGATTATACCGCTGTTCGCCAACCGTGACAAAAGCTTCCGCCTCTTTTGCAGACGGCACATCCTGTTCATTCATATAAGCGTTAAGCATCTCTTTACCTCCTACTCAATCACGACCGTCATATACAACTGTGACATTGCATTGACGATCGTCACCTTATCTTCCACATATACGCCGCGCTTCTCGCTTCCGGCGGAGACCACAACATCATCCTCCGAAAAATTCTCGATTGCTCCAAGCTGCTCTAACTGCTTATGATGCGATGCAATATCGTTCCATAAGCTGACACGACCAGATTCATTGTTCTGAACCTTGCCGTGATACTTCGTGTTGAACAGCGATGCGATATCCATCGCGATCTGATCCAGCACACGGATCGTCTGGTTGCTCTGGAAGAGTTCGTTTTTATCCTCCGTAAGTGTCACAAGAGAATTGATATCCTCTAAGACGCGCACTTCCGTTCCCACGCTGTGCAGGACGAATTCACCGGCTTTCACAGCATTCTCAAGCTGTGTCTGCGTATAGGCGGTGTCAATCTCAAGCTCCCCGTCATAGATCGCGTTGGTACAGGTTGCATTAACCCCGCACGCCGCCTCCAGACCCACAACCCACGGAATCACATCCGGGCTGTTCTTCACATTGATGACGCCCTCATAATCCGCCGCGCAGTTATACAGGACTGCCTGGAATTTCGCCCCGACCTTGTCCCTCATACGCTTTGCAAATGCGGCGTACAGTTTCGCCGTGGTAGCATCACTCACACTCGCGCCGATCGTATTCACGGTATATGATTCCAAGAGATCCAGGTATTTCTGGTGCACCTCACCATTGACCGTTCCATTCGTACCGCCTGCCAGCGGAACGCCTGCCGTTGCTTCAAGTGCGGTTTCTTTCCATGTAACCCAGTCATTTTCTTTCAGATCAGCCGCGGATGCTACCGTCTGGGAATCCACAAGCTGCGCATCCAGATACAGCTTCACGTCAAAGCCATCTCCGTCCACATTCGCCGCAATAGCAACCTTCAGATCATTGCCACGGATTCCGCAGCACTTCGCTGTCGCATAGGTATTTTCCGCCTTTGCACCGCCCGATGTCAGCTTATAGATATAAGCCTTTGTCGCATGCGCAAACAGTTCGCGCAACGGCTGCATCTTATCATCTGTATAGGCATAACCGAACAGCGTAAGCGAATTCTTAATGAAATCTTCCTGCGCCACCTCCATCATCACGTTATCCGCACCCCAGTCAAGTTCAAGAGGCATGGATGCCACGCCACGCTCTGACAGATTCGTGGTCACGCGCGCCGCCGAAATAAAATTGATATAAGCACCACCCAAAACCTTATTCTGGGTTGTCCACTGTCCACCTCCGTACATTATCGCACCGCTCCTTTCATGTATTTTTCCATTTTCTTATCCACTTCCTCAAGCGTATAAGATTTTCCCGGTTCCAGTAATGCCGACAGGAGATCCGCCCTGCCCGCATATTTTTTGGAACCAATGATCTGCTCTTTGGTATAAGTAACTTTATTAACTGCTTCTGCCACTGTTTACCTCTCCTTTCACTTCGCATTCTTCCATATACGCATCTTTCTGGCTCTGCCCCAGGAATAACGTATATTCTGCCGTTGCCGACATCACATCGTCCGATATGTCCTTACATTCGATCGTACCGCGCACCATTTTACCTTCTACCTCTATAAGGTCCAGGCACTCGCTCAACCGTTCGTAAACGGTATTGATCTCTTTCTTTGGCTCGTCGCTTTCCGGAAAATACTGCACGATAAAAAGCAATGTTGCTTTTCTGCGGCCGGTAAGCCCTCGCGGCACATCCGGATTGATGCAGCGCACAAAAAATGCAGGCTCTTCCATGTCCTGCATTGATGCTTCTGTATGGATTTCATAGTTATCGCCAAATGCGGCATATAAGGCATCTGTAATGCCCTTTAAAACTTCGTTGATCATGCAAACACCTCATTCAACCATGCCGTCAGTTTCTTCTCGAGGATTCCCGGTGCTGCCTTGCGAATTTCATTTGTGGAATATGTGAGCATAAGCTGTCCCGGCACCCAGCCTTTTTTTAGACACTTCCCGATAGCCGGAACATACCTCCCTGGTGTCTGGCGATGTCCAAACTCTACGTAGCTGGCATATTTCACGTCATTTCGCACCTCAATTACATAGGTGTCTCCAAAATGATTTATCTTCAAGCTGTCCACGAAATCCATTACATTATTTGTTTCCATTCCCTCTGCACCGCTTCCGG